TTTTGTCCGATGGCCGTGAACCCTCCTATTTTTTCAGGTTGTCCATATCTAAATCTTACAAAATCACTATCCACCCATTGTCCTTCAGCTCCAGATGGAGTGTCAGCTTTATTAATCCCTGGTCTTATTTGTACACTAGTTAAAGGCATACGCCATTTTACACCATTTTAAAGCTTCTTCCAAGTAGACGGTGAAGGAAAGCAATGCTCAGATTTAACACCAGGCTTCATAGTAATCAGAACATCTCCTGATATAGATATTCTAGGCACTTCAGTTTTGTTTGTTTTTGTCTCATGAAATAAATGACTTGGGAATATAATAATATTACCTGTCTTTGCAGGGTACTTAGTGCTTGTAAAATTACTTTGATCGAATTTTGTAAAGTAATCTGGGTTAGAGGGTATATATAAATGAGTATTATCTCCTAAGTTAGAAAAAAAGGTTAGATCTCCTTGATCTTCAGCATAAGGGTAATAAACAAAACTAAAATGACTTGCCATATGTTTATGCATATGAATGTATTGATCTTTAGTTGAATAGGTCGCCCATGATTTTAAAATGTAAATATCAAAAACTTTTAGATTATAATTTTGAATTTTTAAATATTCTAAAATATGTTTTTTAATTTCTTCATACAATTTAGAAAAGTTTTTATTTAAATGTAGGTTATCATCTATATCTTGTAATGCTTTCGGCTTTACATCTGTAGTTGTTGCATATTGTGAATTAGTTGGCGATACGTTGTTTTTAATATAAGGAACTATTTTTTTATTTATTTTTTCGAAATCTTTTACTTTTGATATATAAATAGATTCACCAAACCATTTGGTTAAATTAGCATCCATAAAGTTTTTATACTAGAATACGTATAAAAATCTATACTTCATTTCTCCTGATCCACCATTTCCACCTAAACCAGAACCCCCTTGAGCACCTCCGCCTCCGCCTCCAGAGCCTCGTGATCCGTTACCCGCAGGATTAGTTCCATTGTTTCCTGTTGTAGCTGCCGCCCCACCGGCAACTGCACCTGCGTAAGAACTACCTCCAGCATTACCAGATATCTGACAGTTATCTCCAGCACAAGATCCTTGGTTAGGGTGACTTCCTGCTTGTAGTGCACCATTACCTCCAGAACCAGATGTATTAAAGGTTCCTCTTGGTCCACCTTTTAATTCTGAGTTTGATGAACTTATTGTTTCTACGTTATATGAACTATCTAAAAACGTACCAGATGTAATCGATGTATCTATATGACTTACCGAACCTCCACTTCCCGCAGCAGATTGTCTAACTGGACCTTGTACACCACCATTACTTGTAATAGTTGCTCTTGAACCTCCATTTAAAGTGAAAATAGTTCCTGTTGAAGAACCACTAATTTTTGTTTGTCCACCATTAGATCCTGAGTTACCACTAAATGTTGCTCCATTTTTTGAACCTGCTGCACCTACAGTCCATGTAATTGTCTCGCCTGCAGCAACTGTAAAAATTTTGTCAGATATGTATGCACCTGCTCCACCACCACCGCCTGATGATTCTCCACCTGCTTTATCGTAATCAATACCTCTTAAGCCACCACCACCTCCACCAACTGCGTATTGAACATGTATAGCATTATACCCTGATGGAACGGATTGAGTTCCTGAACCAGAAGTTCTTGTGTAGTAAGAAGTTGCTACTTCAACATTTGAGGAAGAACCCGCTAGTATGGCGTAATGAGTCAAAATAAACTCCTATGATAATAACCCACCTGTAATAACAAATGTATCTGAAGCTACGCATATAATAGTTGCGACTCCTCTTGATTGGAGATCTCTATTTCCGTTAGCTCCTGTTTGTGACCAGTACATTGTTACACCAGATCTATTTATGTCAATCTTTGCACCATCAGCATAAATCGTCACTGTTTGACCCGCACTAAAAACTCCTGACGGAACAGTTATATCACCTGCAGAAATAGAAATAATTTTTCCATGATCTGTTGCTTGTAATGTATAGTTTGAAGATTTTGTTATTAAAGGTACTAATCTTATTTCTCCTTTTTGATCGTTTAAGTCTCCACCAGAAGATGAAATATTACTTGATGCAACAATTGTATTACATGTCGTTGCTGCTGTTACAGTAACATTACTTACATTTATAGTTCCTGTAGAACTATTTCCATTTGTTAAAATATCGTTTAAAGTAAGATTAGCTAATTGAGAACCAGATACTAATTTAATTTCTGAACCATCTGCATATGCAAAATGACTTTTACCTTCTACACAAGTAAAACCTGTACTAGATCCGTTGTCCATTTTTACTGTTAAGGTGTTTCCATCATGTGTAGTGTCATCTACAATAAGATAAAATTTTTCAATTCCATCTGGAACAGTTACAGTTCTTGCAGCAGACAATCCTGATCCTGTGCTTGAAAATCTAATAACCATATTTCTTGCATTAGATATAGCTCCATTGTTCATATCTAAATCTACATCTGCTGATGTAACATCTATTGATTGATATCCAGCAATAGCTTGTTGTATTAAGTTTAAATTTGTGTTTGTTTTAGTTCCCCATGTACCAGCGTTCTCACCGGTAGCCATGAGCTCAAGTTTAAGATCTGTTGAATATGTTGACGGCATACCTAATTATAACCCTCTTAAGCTGCTTTATCAACATCTACCCAAGTATTAGTAACGTCTGGGTCTACTTCAGTCCATGTATTAGATACGTTGTCATCTACTAATACCCAAGAACTTTGTGTTGAAGGGTCTATATCTACTATTTCCCATGCTGTAATAAATGGATTACTTACAGTAGTGCTTAGTTCTAAACCTGTTACAGGTACTTCTACACCAGGAACCGCAGTTACACTACCTATTGCTGAAGAAAGTGTGCTTCCAGTAACATCTACTGGTGTATTTAAATCTACAGTTTCTTCACCTAGTCCAAGAGTTCCTTGTATTCCAGTAACACTTACATTTGCATCAGCCGTAGTTGATACACTACCTACTGACATTGTCATATCATGCTCAGTTACAACAATGCTTACATTACCATCTGCAGTTACTGAGAAAGTACCAAGTGTAGTAGTTAATTGAGATCCTGTAACACTTACATTGGCATCTGCTGCTGTTGTTTCTTCACCAAAACCTAAAGTTAATTGTGAACCAGTTACATCAACAGGAGTATTTAATGCTACTGATATAGATCCTATATTAGATGAAAGTTGTATTCCTGTAACATTTACATTCGCATGACCTATTATTGTAGAAGCACCTACGCTACCTGATAATTGTATACCTGTAACTGCAGCAGTTGCGTTCGATGAACCTGTAGCTGCAAAAGGAGCTTCTGCAAATGTAGTTATCCCAAAAGCCATGATTACGCTCCTGGATCGATAATGTTATTGCCTTCTATCTTGGCCCATTCTTGAATTGCTTGGTAATCTGCGTTGTCTGGATCATGTGGTACAAAAGATGTAATTCCATTTTGATATACAACTTTATATTGGTTAGCAAAACCTAAATTTGTTCCATCTTCATCTGTTAAATATGTTTTAGTAACTGTATTAATCATTATAACTCCGCATCTGCTGTGTAATGACATTCACCAAAATGAAAGGCTGATACAGTTGCACTTATTCCTGCAATTGCTCTTTGACCTGCATTAAAAATAGTACTTGCAGCATTTTGAGTTGTGCCTCCATGACCTGTAGAACCTGTAGTAATAAAACCAGAACTTCCTGTTGTCGGTGAATAAATAGTCATAGTAGGAACAGCTCTCATAGTTTGTTTAAAAATAATAGGCCATGAATTTTGACCTCTGTTAGCAGCATCATAGTTTCTTGTGCTTACTGCTCCTTCATAAGTAACCGATCCTGGAGCTGTGCCTGGATTATAAGATTTAGTAAAATATCTCTGACATCTTGCTAAATTTACATCAATTGGCAAGAACTCAAAGTCGCTTGCAACTTGGCCTGCTTCTAATTGCACGCCTGTAAGATAAAATTCATTACTTGTACTGTCGGCTAAATTTACTTGACCTACTGCTCTGTTTGCTGTTATTGCACTTTCCCAAGATGTTGATAAAGTTCCTGATGTAAAATTACTTCCAGCTACTAACCAATGTAATAAATTAAAACTATGTGCATTATCATTATCAATTGCACCAGTAGTATCTCCAGCAAAAGTAATTATTTTCTTTTCCCAAGTATTTGCTGAATTTATTGTGTAAGATTTAGAAATTTGTCTTACATTATCTTCATCATAAAGTACGCAGATATAAGTTCCTGTTTTATTAGATTTAACCCAAAATGATGCAGTTAAACTCTCAGCGTTTGAAGTTCCTTTTTTAAGATACTGTAACATTTGACCTTCTATTTTTTGTTGAATATTAAATTTACTGCCAGCAGATAAACTTGTATTAGCAGTAGTACAATCTAATTTCATTGAATATGCAAATCCTTGACCAGTAGGAACATCAGTTGATTGAGAAGCAGTCCAAGTTCCAGCAGTATCTATATTATTTCTGAATCTATCTATTGTATAACCAGCAGCAGTAATACCAGCTTGTGAAGTTCCTCTTTGAGCAATACTCATGTCACCATTTATTATTATATTCCTAAAATTAATGCCTCTTTGATCTGCAATTGCTGGGTTACCTATTCTTGTTATTGCCACTTTAATCTCCTATCCTGTATGCACCGAAGTAAGACGCCTTTGTACCAGCATCAACTCTTGGTGAGCCTGATGTTTGGTTAATATAACCAAATATTTCAAAATAATCACTACTTCCATTCATATCTACAATTCCATCTACATACATCTGCATAGCTGTTGGTTGATGTGTTGAAGTGACAAATTGTGTTCTTCTAACTTGATTTTCATTTTTATAGAGATAATTAAAAGCCGAAACTATTCCGTCATTTCCACTTGATTGAAGTTTTAATGAAGAATAAACATAATATTTACCAGCGACTGTTGGAGTGAACCTATAATTAGTAGAGTTATCATAACAATTATCTGTATCAAATATTTCTGTATCAAATTGAACTTTTGTAACTGTTCCATTAGTTAGTGTTTGGTCTGCTGATAAATATGCCTCAAAAGCTGGATACAAAAGTTTCTGTGTTGTTATATTGCCGCTTCCATCAGAAGTAATAAATGCATTACCCCCTGAATCCTGAAGCTGGTCTACTTTTAAAATACTTGTCATTATAATTCTACTATTGTTAATCTTGTTAAATCACAAAAAACTGTGTCAGTTCCATTTTTTAAAGCTTTAATTCTTAAATTATCTCCAGTTGTTAAATCTAAAATACATGTTGCAGTTCCTGTAGCTGCAGCTTTATCTTCAACTCTATTATACATACCAGTATATGTTCCTGTAACTGCTGAGTCATTTTTAAACAGTTCAGCTTGAGATTCTGACCTAGCGGATCCTCCACCTGTGCCAATATCTGTCATAATATCATAAGTAATTTGATATGTTGCCGTTTTATTTACTGTTAAAATATCTGATGCTAAAGAAAAAACACTTGTGTTAGAATTTTTAAAAGTAGTTGATAAATCAACTAAAGTATAACTAGTTCCTAAATTAGTATTACTTGCTCCATAAAAAGATGCATATTCTTTTTGTCCACCAGATAGTTGACCCGTAATACTTACATCTCCTGTAACTGCTAAATTACCAGATACATTTAATGTGTCTGATGCAACCGTTGCAGTTTCTCCTGATTGACCAATAGTAACTGTCCCAGTTCCAGAGCTAGTTTGTATGTTTTCTACTTTTAATGTTCCGTTTGCCATAATATTAAGTTATAATTTTGTATCCCATAAATCCTGTTCCAATTCCACCAGCATTATTATTATTATTTGTTGAGGTAGTTGCACCACCATTTTGACTTGCATAAACTTCAATATAATCATTTGCATTAAGATTTAAAATTAGTGTTCCATAAGAACCGTAATCGTTAGCATTTTGTTGATTTATTCCACCAATAGCACCAAATGCAGTTCCATTTTTATAAAAAGCAGTGTCACATCTAGCAAAATTGGTAGCTGTAGTCTCTCTCCAATTAGCGAAAAAATAATAATAACCTGCTTCTGGTGCAGTAAATCTTCCATTAGAAGTATTATATGCACTACTTAAATCAAAAATTTCAGTTTGATAAATCATTTTAGTATCTACGCTATCTGCTATAGATATTCCACTACAATCACTTGCATAAAATGCGTGTTGATTTTTCATGGCAGCATTTAATGTTACATTTGCAGGATTTGAAAAATCTATCGTAGAAGTATTGGTACTTCCAATAGTTAATGTATTAGTTCCTGATACGGTATCAATTGTATTTGTCTCTAACTTACTCATTATAAAATTACAAATGTACTCCCTGATGGAATT